AATTGCCTAGGATTGTGGGTAACTTATTTGCGTTGTGGATAACTTGGACAAAAACCCTGTGGACAACCGCAATTTTGGGGTGATTTTGGATCGGGGAGAAGCGCGAGAGCGTAAGAGGCGGGTGGTGCTTCCCCGCAGTACCTGGCGTTACCACCACCAAAACAATCATCCTTAAAACATCTGGCATCTGAAGGCACGCTAATGCCTCGCCAATGGCTTGTATAGGGGCTACAAGGCTTCGTTATCCTGAGCTTGTGGTATCACCAGTGAAATGCACTGAAGGGGCGTAGACGGCCTTAGTCCAAGATTGTAGAAATGCCGGTAAGTCTCAAGCACTTCAAGGAAGCCAGCGGACATATCACCACGGCCAGCGGTCAGCAGGATCGTTCTCTCCGCATCACCAAGCTGGCGCTGAAAGTACTTAACGGTTGGACTAGCCTTACCTGCCATCACCATCCCTCAAAAAGTTATCCACAGGCTAGACTCAATTCCAAGTCTAACCCTCAAAAGCCCTGACGCAGCATGACCCTATGACCCCAACCCTTAGGGTTGGGGGTCAGGGAGGGTCAACTTTGCTGCTTTTTTGAGCACTTTTGACCCTGACCCTGACCATGACCCTAGGGTCATTTAGGGTCAACATTTAATAAGTTATCCACAGGTTATCCACAGGGGTAATTTATCTCAAACTGGTGCATTCTTCCGCATCAACATGCTGCTAGCTTGGGTTTGATCCACCATAATCCACCCATGATCCGTTGGCTCAATCATGCCAGCCTGTAGCAAAGCGCCGATCAACTTGTCATTGTAGGACGGGTTAATCATGTTTCTGACGGTGCGCTCGGCGTTCCCATCTGTTGCCAGCTTGTCTTTGAGGGCAGACCTGGACAGATAGGGTTGCTCATTGACAACCTCTGCACCGCTGGCCCACCAAGCGTTTTCCCACATTTTGCGGTGGGCATCTATCTTGGAGTCCTTTTTAGATGGTGCGGCTGGTGCGCTAGCTTGGATGGGAACAGCACTGGTGACTGGTTGATTGTCCTCGTCGTACCACCTTGGGATGGTGACTTGGTGTAAGTCCATGAAGATGGGGCTGGCGATTTCAGCGTCCTTGGACTTACGCTGAACCAGTTGCAGGGGTTGGTTTGGGCCGGACGGGATGACGCTGATCTCAATATCTAGTGCGCCTCGCCAAGCGGATGATCCTCGGGCGCGGTGCTGGGCTTCTTCGGATACGCCGGTATGGTGGACTAGGATGACCGAGCAATTGAACTCCAGCATCAAATTGGAGCAAGCGTCCAGCATGGTCTTGGCGTCTTGGGCGCTGTTCTCATCACCGGCCAAGAATCTATGTAGGGTATCTACTACTATGACTTTGGGCGGGTCGGGGAGCATACGGACATGCTCGATTACTTTGAGGTAGCCAACGGGGGTGTTCAGGTCGCAGCCGTGTTTGGAAAGCCACATACTGAGTTTTCCGGCGCTGTGGTGGTGTCTCCATGCGGCTATCCGTCCGCGCAGGCCGTGATGACCTTCACCGGCTAAGTAGACAACATTGCCTGATTTAACCTTGTTTCCGCACCAATCGGGGGTGGCGCTGGCTATCCGTAAGCACCAATCAAGCACCACAAAGGTCTTGCCGCCGCCTGATGGGCCGTGAACCATGACGAGGGCTTGCTCTTGCACCCAACGCTTGACTAGCCATGAGATGGGGCTGGGCTGGGAGGAAAAATCGTCGGCGGGAACGAGCCAGTCGGTCACTGATGGCACTAAAAGGCTAGCCAGATCATGCCCAGCTTGGACATAATCGTTGGCATCACCGAGAATCGGAGGCATAACCATGCGTGCGCCGTATTTGGCACTGGCTTGTTCGGCATAGCGCTGGCCTACGCCGGAGGCGTCGTTATCGGCCACCACCACGATTTCCTGAGTTGGGCCGTGCTTTTCTCGCAATGAGCCGGTCACTGGCACTAGGTTGCTAGCGCTGTAGGCTACAACCACGGGGCGATTGGTGGTTTCATGGATGGTGGCGGCAGTAGCAAAGCCTTCAGCGACATAAAGCGTGCCAGGCTCATCTAATGAGCCTATCTGCCAGAACTTGCCACCAGTTTGACCGCCTGAGTGGTACAGCTTGCCGCCTTCGTGGTCTATGTACTGAAGGCTGGACAATGAGCCGTCTGCATCGTACAGCGGGACTACCAAGCGGCCATCGCCCGTAGCCCTAGCGCCATGAACGCCGATACCTTTCTTGGCTAGGTATGGATGATCTGCAAGGGCTGCTTGTGCGCCTGTCCATATTTTCTCGACTGTTTCACTAGCGACCTGATGCTGGCGCTCGATGGCGGCGTCTCGCAACGCCTTAGCCTCTGCTAAGCGCATGGCATGTGACATTTCCTCGGTTTGGCTTAGTTTTCGGCCTATGTCCGCACGCCAAGTCTGCTCCATACCCGCACGCCAACACCCAAAGCGGCCAGCAGGGATGCCATCGCCAAACACCAAATACCAGCCAGGCTTGTCGCCGTGGCCTGGCGATCCCTTTGTGCCAGAGCGAAACCGATGAATCTTGCCGTCAAAATGAATTTGATCTGGCGGCTCAAGCCCCGCAGCACGCATGGCGTCAATAAGTTGCGCCTCGGGGGGGGCGACTAGCTTTTCAGGGGATGGTGACCACGGGCCACCAAGGATATTTGATAGGTCAGCCATGCGCTACCACCTTGTCTGCCTTCAAAACCCCAGCCGTCTTTACCTCTAACTCGTACTGCCTGCCCATTGGAGGAGTGTCGCCCCATTGGTAGATGACTTGAGGCCAAACACCTAAGGCATCAGCCAGCTTTTTGAGAGTGCCGTAATGGGCAATTGCTTCCTCGGTTTTCATGGTGTTCTGCCTTTGTTGAAAAAATATGTTGACATCATATCTTTTAATTGTGGTAAAGTCTAGCCACACCCAGAACAGATTTCCTGAAGTGGGTGAAAAACAAGGAGAGCCAAGATGGCTATCAATCTAAAGTCAACAGGTGGTCTAACCGCCAATGGAGTGAAGTTGTTGGTGTACGGGCAAGCTGGTGCGGGTAAAACCACGCTGGTTAAGACGCTGCCCAATGTGATCGTGCTAAGTGCCGAGGGCGGCTTGCTGTCTATCCAAGACGCTGATCTTCCTTACATTGAGATTACATCGATGGACGATTTGCGCGAGGCGTTTAGTTGGTGCAAGGACAGCAAGGAGGCATTAGGCTTTCAATCGGTGGCGCTGGACTCAATCAGCGAGGTGGCCGAGGTGGTGCTGGCCTTTGAGATGAAGAAGTCCAAAGATGGCCGCGCAGCCTACGGTGAGATGAACACCACCATGCAAGAGTTGATCCGCGCCTTTCGTGACTTGCCAGGCAAGCATGTTTACATGTCGGCCAAGCTGGAGAAAAGCACGGACGAAATGGGCAAGATGCTCTACAACCCTGGCATGCCAGGCAAGAGCCTGACCCAAGGCTTGCCCTACTTCTTTGATGAGGTGCTGGCACTGCGAGTTGAGCGCGATGCCGAGGGCGTAACGCAACGCGCATTGATGTGCGATTCGGATGGCCTCTGGTTGGCAAAGGACAGGTCGGGCAAGTTGGAAGCGTGGGAAGCGCCTGACCTTGGTGCAATCATTGCCAAGATTGGGGGTAAGGCATGAAACACGATCAAGCATTTCCTGTTCATTACAACGGCCATGAGGGCATGACATTGCGGGATTACTTTGCTTCTAAGGCCATGCAATTGATCATGGCCGAAACAATAAGTTCAGATTCAGAAATAACTGATGATGAAGTTGCGCTTGCTTCTTATCGTATGGCTGAGGCTATGTTGAATGCGAGGGAACTATGAGCGACCTAGAAACCCTAAGCGCAGATTGGCTGCGCTACAAAGCTCTTGAGGAGCGCACGGTAGTTGAGCGCCGCAAGATTGAAGACCAGATTGTTAAAGCCCTGCGATTGCCTGATGCCTTTGAGTCTACTGAGACAGCAGAGCCAGATGGCTATGTGGTCAAAATCTCAGGCCGCATTGACCGCAAGGTTGATTCGGAGAAGTTGCAGATGCTGGCTACCGAGTCAGGACTGACCGAGCATCTGGCGACCTTGTTCCGCTGGAAGCCAGAGCTAAACCTGACGCTCTGGAAATCAGCAGATGAAACAATCACCAAGCATTTGGCTGGTGCTATTACGGCCAAGCCTGGCCGTCCCTCTTTCAAAATCACCATTAAGGAATAATTATCATGGCTTTTCTCACCGAGACTTTTGACGTTAACGAGTTACCTGTTGGCAACGCTGGCAACTTTGAACCGCTGCCTGCTGGTTGGTACACATGCACCATCTCGCAAGCCGAGCTAAAAGATACCAAGGCTGGCAATGGTCAGTACATCAAGCTGCGCTATGACATCACTGGCCCGAGCCACCAAGGTCGTGTCGTGTTTGGCAACCTCAACATCAAGAACGCCAACCCAAAGGCCGAGGAGATCGGACGCCAACAGTTAGGCGAGATCATGCGTGCGATTGGGCTAGCGAAGGTTGCCGACACTGATCAATTGATTGGCGGTCAGATCAGCATCAAGCTGGACATCAAGCAGGACGCACAGTATGGCGCAAGTAACGAGGTGCGGGGCTTTAAGTCGGTGTCTGGAAGCGTAGCGCCAACAGCTACAGCAGCACCAGCCTCTGCGCCAGCCGCCACGGGTAAGGCAGCGCCACCTTGGGCTAAGAAGTAAGTTTCGGGGGAAAAGCGGATGCTGGTGTCGCAACCCGCGTCACGCAATTCGGATTACCGTGTTGCAAACAGTGCAGCGAGTACCCCCACCTTAAAAAAAAGCCCCGACTGTTGAAGGTCGGGGCAAATGTCAATCAAGGAGAGAACCAATGAAGATTCCCGAACCAGATAATAACATTGCGGCTTTAGTTGACAAGCACCACGAATCAAAGACCGAGAAGCCAAGGCCGCACCTTGGGGCTAGTACGCTAGGCCACGCTTGTGACCGCTGGCTGTGGTTGTCGTTCCGGTGGGCGGTGCAGCCTGAGTTTCCAGGCCGGATTCTGCGATTGTTCCGCAGGGGTCACAACGAGGAGGCCACCATCATCAGCGACTTGCGTGCCATTGGACTGGATGTCCGCAAGGTATCTGCACAGCACCGAGTTGACTTTGGAAGCCATGTCTCCGGCAGCTTGGACGCCATCATTGACAAGGGCGTTCCCGAAGCCCCGAAGGCCAAGCATGTGGCCGAGTTCAAGACGCACAGCAAGAAGTCATTTGATGCGCTGGTCAAGGATGGCGTGGAGAAGGCCAAGCCTGAGCACTTCACCCAGATGCAGGTGTACATGCAAGGCACTGGCATTGACCGTGCGCTGTATGTCGCCATCTGCAAGGACGATGACCGCATCCATACCGAGCGCGTGAAGTTTGACAAGGAGGTTTCAGAGAAAGCGGTGCGCCGAGGTCACTACATTGCACTGGCCGAGCGTATGCCAGCCCCGATCAGCACTGACCCAAGCTGGTATCAGTGCAAGTTCTGCGATGCGTACAAGTTCTGCCACGAAACGAAGACCACCAAGCATGTCAATTGCCGCACCTGTGCCAACGCCACGCCAATGCCTAATAGCACTTGGCACTGCGCCAAGTGGAACGATGTGATCCCAGTTGACTCACAGCACAAGGGTTGCGAGAGCCATGTGCTGCACCCCGACCTAGTGCCGTGGCAACGCAAGGACGGGCCGGACGAGTTTACTGCGGTGTACGAGATCAATGGCGTCAACATGGCAAACGGTGACCCAGCGCAAGAGGGCGTCTGGGGTAGCACGGAATTGCTGGCTAATGCCGAGGCTTGCGCTAGTGGTGATCCTTTGATTGCTGAGATGCGGCAGGTTTGGGATGCAAGGATAGTTGGCTGATGCTCCGTGACTACCAACAACGCACCATAGACCAGCTTTACGCATGGTTTGAGGAGGGCGGTAAGGGCAATCCTTGTCTGGTGCTGCCCACCGGATCAGGCAAGAGTCACATTGTGGCTGCGCTATGCAAGGACGCTTTGCAGAACTGGCCTGAGACTCGGGTGCTGATGCTCACGCACGTCAAAGAATTGATTGAGCAGAACGCTGAGAAGATGCGCCAGCACTGGCCTGGCGCTCCGATGGGCATCTACAGCGCAAGCATTGGCCGCAAGGACTTGGGTGAGCCAATCACCTTTGCTGGTATCCAGTCGGTGCGTACCAAGGCCAAGCAGTTAGGCCACACTGATCTGGTGATCATTGACGAGTGCCACTTGGTCAACCACAAGGACGAGGGCGGCTACCGCACGCTGCTGGAGCAGCTCAAGGCCATCAACCCTGCGCTGCGGGTGGTGGGATTGACGGCCACGCCTTACCGGCTGGGGCATGGCCTCATCACCGACAAGCCAGCGCTGTTTGACGCATTGATAAATCCTATCAGCATCGAGGAGTTGATTTACAAGGGCTATCTATCAACCCTGCGCTCCAAAACCACCAAGGCCAAGCTGGATGTGACTGGCGTTCATAAGCGTGGTGGTGAATTTATTGAGTCTGAGTTGCAGGCTGCGGTGGACACGGACGATCAGAACCAGAAGGTGGTGCGCGAGGTGGTGGCATTGGCCGGTGACCGCAAGGCGTGGCTAGTGTTTTGCGCTGGTGTAAAACATGCACAGCACATTGCAGAGGTTTTGCGCCAGCATGGCGTGGCTGCTGAGTGCGTGACCGGCGAGACGCCAAAGAAGGAGCGTGAGAGAATGCTGGCCGACTTCAAGGCTGGACGCTTGCGTGCGCTCACCAACGCCAATGTGCTGACCACTGGCTTTGATTACCCTGACATTGATTTAATCGCCATGCTGCGCCCGACGATGAGCGCCAGCCTGTATGTCCAGATGGCGGGTCGAGGCATGAGGGTTAAGAGCCACACCGATCACTGCTTGGTGCTGGACTTTGCTGGCGTGGTGTCTACGCACGGCCCGATCACTGCTGTCCAGCCCCCAAAAAAGGGCGGTGATGGCAATGGCGAAGCACCAGTCAAGGTTTGCAACGAATGCGGTGAGCTGTGCGCCATCTCAGCGTCTGTCTGCCCTGCTTGTGGGACTGCATTTCCAGCCCCAGAACTTAAAAAACTCAAGCTGCACGATGACGACATCATGGGGCTGGATGGCACTGACTTGGATGTGACCAGTTGGACATGGCGCAAGCACATCAGCAAGGCATCAGGCAAAGAAATGCTGGCGGTGACTTACTACGGGGGCTTGAGTGACCCAGCCATTACAGAGTACCTAGCCGTTACGCATGACGGGTACGCTGGTCAGATGGCTTTGCAAAAGCTCGTAGATATAGCAGAACGCGCTCAGATCGAGCCAGGTGGCCTCAACGTGCAGTCGTTGGAGGAGATGGCTCAGAACATGAATCAAGCGCAGCCACCAATTCATATTGAGTTCAAGCGCGATGGCAAATTTTTTAGAGTAATGAGAAGGAGATGGTATGAGACACCCTGAACCGGATTTGGTGACTGACTACAAGCGCTGGTTTGCCGCTGGCCCACCGAGGTGCTGCCACACCTGTGAGCATTACGGCGTGGATGGCCTGTGCGTAGAGTTCTTTATGCAGCCACCAGCAGAGTTTGCCAGCACCGTGGGCGAGTGCGATAAGTGGGAGGCCGAATGTCCGTTCTAGGTCGACTCACCGTTCAAGAATTGCGCTCCAGAGTTGCCTACAACTCAGAAAGTGGCGAGTTTACTTGGCTGCATTGTGATACTTGCAGGGCATCATGGAATTCAAGATTTTCTGGAAAGAAGGCACTTTGTGCGCCACACTCAAATGGCTATCTGTTTGGGGCTATTGCTGATCGCAAAATGTTTGCACATCGAGTTGCATGGGCAATGCATTACGGTTGCTGGCCCGATGGCGAGATTGACCATGTGAACCACGACAAGACAGACAACAGAATTGCCAATTTGCGTGTGGTTCAGAGAACGCAAAACGCCATGAATTTGTCAAAATCAAAGCGCAACTCATCTGGCGTGACTGGTGTTTTTAAGCATACGCAGACCATGCGATGGCAAGCGCAGATTCGCATTAATAGAAAGTCAATCCACCTTGGATCGTTTGAATCGTTTGACGATGCAATTGCAGCACGCAGAAAGGCAGAGAAACAACATGGCTTCCACGAAAACCACGGCATCTGATGCAGTACCGTCAGAACATTTTGAACAACGCGAGTTCGTGCGCTGGTTTCGCCAAGGCTACAGGGGCGTGCGTATCTTTGCCATCCCTAACGGAGGGCAGCGGAGCATAGCGACAGCAGGGCGCTTGAAGGTTGAGGGCGTATCGCCTGGCGTTCCCGACCTGTTCATTCCAGACTGGCGCTTGTGGGTGGAGATGAAGCGAGTCAAGGGCGGCAGTCTTAGCGCCGAGCAGAAGGACTGGATTGCCTATCTGGAGGGCTGTGGCTACACCTGCATGGTGGCAAAGGGGGCTGATCAGGCTAAAGAAATGGTGTTAGGGTTTGTCCCTATCAAATAATTGTTGCGTTACCGGAAACAGTGTTATAGTAGAGGCTCATTAACACAACGGAGCAAACGAAATGACAACTTCAGCCTCTTACTTTCTTTCATATGCCTGCGCTGAAACCCTTGAAGTCGGCATCATTGAATTCGATACTTACGATGAGGCGTTCACAGCCTACGGTTGTCATGAAATCTCAGGCTACTCGGTTGTGATCCGCGACATTAATATGTTTGGCGCATTGGCCGCTGAAATCCGCAAAGACAAAGGCTACGCTGATCGCCGCGCCACTGCCTAAACCAAACGGGGCTACGGCCCCAACCCAAGGAGATTACCATGAGCAAACCAAACAAAACTGTTGGCAACTGGCGTAAAGGTGTGGGCTTTACCCCGCGACCATCCAAACCGACAGATGCATTTGTCGAGTGGATGTGCGCCAACCCAAAGCGCTCTGCTGAGTTTGTGACGATTGAGAAAGCCCGCGAAGCCTTTCATGCAGAGCAATCCAAAAAGGCAGCAGCATGACCCCCACCCAACGAGTCCAAGCCCTACGCCAACGCCGAAAGGCGCTTGGCCTAACCAGAGTTGAGTTCTATCTCACCTTAGAACACGCCGCCAAAGTGCGTGGATATGTCAGTAAATTAACCAAGGAAAAAACGAAATGAAAGATACCTACTTTACTCAGCAAAACCATGATCAAGCTCGCAGCTTGGTGATCAGCTTTTTGGGCGCAGCCCTTCTGGTCTGCTCTGGCGTGATCTTTTTATTGGTTACCTTTGACGTGTTGGTGAAGTGATGATCAAGTACCTATGGACAGAGTTGAGGCTAATGTTGAAGACGGTGACGCCAGCGCAAGCAGTAGCGCATGAGTTGCTTCACGCAGAGCATGAACTGCTAGCCGCTGAATCTGGGGCTGAATATGCAAATGCGCTTATTGCGTATAACAAGAACCGGGTCAAGCGCCTGAAGGCATACTTGGCAGCGCCCGAACCCAAGGAGCCGACATGATCAGAACATGCGATGCAGGCGGCATCTGCCCACACAGGCCGCAGTGCGACCACTTCTGCCACTTCACTAATGCGGAGCTTGAGCCAGAGACGCGCAAGGTCAAGGCGTATTTGGCAGTACCCGCCGACATAGACCCAGTGCCTGATACATGGCACAAGATTGGCGCGTTCATGCTCTGGTGTATTTTTGCAGTGCTGTTGACGATCTGCTTGGCGCTGTTCTTTACTGGCATTTGGATTTGGAGTTTACTGATATGACACAAGAAGACATCATCCGCATGGCGCGGGAGGCTGGCTGGCAAGAGGACATGTTTGGTTTTGGTATCTGGGACAGCAAAGAATTAAATGTCTTTGCCGCCCTTGTTGCAGCAGCAGAATTTGCTAAACGCGAATGGAATTTCTGTGAACGATGCGGCAAGCGCACTGCTGACCTGACAGTGATTCACACATGCACACCACCACAGGAGAACACATGAGTACAGACATGACCAAGACATGGTTTGATGGAACGAACATCATCACGCAGGAAATACCCGAGGCTGAAATCTACAAGCGTGAGTGGGTAGGGCTGACGGATGATGAAGTCTACAAAATAGCGTTTGCTTTGGAGGGTGAGCATTGGAGAAAGGTTGCCGATGCCATCGAAGCCAAGCTCAAGGAGAAGAACACATGACAATACAGCTTGCAACCGAAGATGGGGATTTTTACGGATTGCCCCGTGACTCGGTAAGTTCGTCCAACGCTGGCGGCAATGGCGTGACTGATGGAGAGACATCACCATGAACTGCCCCAAATGCGGAGTATGGACTAGCGTACTTGACACGCGAAACAGAGGCTCATTTACAACACGCCGCCGCGAATGTGCGAACGGCCATAAATTCACCACAGAAGAACATGTCAAACTTCAAAACTTGGACGCACGAAAATCTAGCGGAGTTCGCTTATCAAGCAAATATAAAGATGATCCAGCAGAACGAGAGGATAGAGGAGCTACAGCGCGACCTCAAGGACGCCATTGAGGCGTACCGTGGGCTAAACCGCCAGATACAACCCGATGTTGGCAAAGGCGTAACCGGCGTAGACCACGCCCATCGGGATGTTGCCCTTAAATAGTTGCTCCACAGCGATGCCAGCGTAGATCACCGTGACAAGAATAATTAACCAGCCGCTCACAGCTCTGAGACATCAATCACTTCACCTCGGAACTCGACGCAGCCGTCACCGAAGTCGTGGACAAGTTCCGGCCAAAGTAGACGGCCATTAAAGAAGGTCAGGATGGCAAAGCCGCTGCGCCAGTTGGTTGGGTTGTCTTCCAGGTAATCAACAAACTGTGGGCCGTTTGGGTCGGCCAGTGTTCCGGTATCAACGCCAAACCTGTTGCCGTTGTAGTCCGCATACGGCGTAACTTTGAGGCTGTGCAGGTGGCCGGTAACGATTGTCTTGCCGCTGCCGACAGTATTGTTGTGCGTGGCGTGGATGCCGCCTTTGTAGCGGTGCTTGACAACCACATCTTCAGTCGGCCAGCAGGCCCAGCAGGATGTCCAAGCTGGGAAATGGTCTCTAAGGGAAAACCCTTTGACGCCCTCAAACTCATGGGCGTTGGCGGCAAGGCGGTTTTCAAATCGGCTGTCGTGGTTGCCTAGCGTCCAAATCAGTTTGGCACGTTCAGCGTCTTCCTCAATTTCGCCAAGGCTGGCCTCGCAGGCTTTAAGTTCTTGGATGATGCTGGGCTTTGTATCCCATCCGATACGAGGGTATCTACTGATAGATGCGCCATCAAAAGCATCGCCGTTGTTGATGACTGCTTTGGGCTTGAACTCCCTGATCGCCCAGAGTAGACCTTTGAAGGCGGTGGTGCGGATACCAGGCCAGAAGTGGGCATCGCTGAACACAATGACCACACCGTTTTCAATGCCTAATTCCTGACGCGCTGCATGATTATGGGCGGTCTGTAAGTGCTGGTAATATTTGCTTCGGCTTCGATCTGCCGCCACCAGTTGGATTTTATGCCTCTGCTCAATAGCCCTGCGCCGCTGGTGTACGTTTGAGACATCAACTTCAATTATCTTGGAGATTTTTGAGGCTGAACCTATAGTCTTCCAAAGTTCAATAAACTCGGCATCAGTAACGCGAGAGGCAGTCATATCATTCCTTGGTGAGGACGCGCTCAAGCACGTTAATTACTCGGTGTTCTGCGGCCTCAATTTGCTCATCTGACGAGCCTCTGTCTGTCGCTATTTGTATCAAATCGTAGGTAAGTATGTGCAAACACTCATGCAATGCAGTTTTTCTCAAAGTCTCTGGCGTGATCTTTTCAGCGCCAAAGTCACCAATTCGGTATGTTGCTAGTCTGGCTGGCTGATTGAATTCAACGGACGCCATTGCGCCCTTGGCTGGTTTTAAGCCGCGCTCAATGCGCCAGTCGCCTAGCGACAATTCTTCTTGCCAGTAAGCCATGCACTGGTCAAACAAAAGCACCTGTTCGGTGCTTGGCATGTTCTTGACGGGGTTTCTCATGGTCGCCCTTGTGACTATTGAACCTCCGGATAATAACTATAACTTATTACCGGATTATGTCAAGCTATGTAAAAGGCCGAGTGCCTGCTTTGTCAATAATCAGCGCTTGACGGCGCGGTTTATCTGCAATGCTGATATGCGTCCAAGCGTCGAACTCACGGATAACTTGATCAAAAGATAGGTCTGAGGCCACCAAAGCCCTCACCACGGCGTCCGGCGTCATGCCTGGCACTCGGATGTCAGCCGCGCTGCCGGTGCGGTGCTGGCTGGTGTCCTTGCTGCCCACTGAGTCGTTAACTTGCTTAGACCGAAAGGCAGAATTGATCATGATTGGCTTGCCGTCTAGCAGCGTTTTGACCTTCTCCAAGAACTCAGCCAGCTTTTGCAAGTTTGCCATCTCTGCCTCATTGGGCGTATTGTCAAACTCGCGGTGGCTGGTGGTGGTCAGTTCTGCCAAGGTAAAGTTGGGCGTCATTTTTTAGCCTTCATTTCCATGATCTTCTCAAGCGTGCGGCCACCAAAATACGCCGACATAACCAGCATGCCCCACTGCCCTAGCAATTCAACATAGGACGCCTGTGCGTTGTATCCAAAAGCAGACATCAGGGCAAATAAAAAGTAGGCTACAAAGATAGCCACCAAAGCCATTGGCCTGATATTTTTAGACAGCCACGAATCGGAAGACATGTCAGCGTCCCAGCGCTCAGACACGCCAGCTTGCTCTGCCTTGTACAACTCGGTGTCGTTAGCCATCTTTGCAAGCTCGCCCGACTGCGCTAGAGTTGCCAATTCAAGCTGCGCTTTGGCCTTGGCCTCTGGGTCTGGGATTAGCTTGTCGATTAGCTTACCGCCGACTTCAAGTAGTGCTGTTAGTGGAAACATAATTAATCCCCCAAAATGCCAGTAGCCGAGCCAACACCGGCAGCACCAGTTAACAATCCGGTTTTAGGTCTTTGCGCCCTGCGATTTAATTCTTGCAAGATTGCGGTCTGCTCGATTGGGTCAACAGTAAACAAGCGTTTTTGCAAGGCTTCAGATGTTTCGCTGCTAATGCCTTTTGCCCTTGATAGCAAGGCTGTGCCGCCTGCCCTCAACATGCTCAACGGGTCACCAGTTGCAGTTGCTTGAGCCATTGAACCCAAAAGGTTAGACTCATCACGCACTGCACGATTTTCGTCGGTGCGAGAGCCGCCAAGAACTCGTTGCTTGGTGCTGCTTTGCTCGCTTAAACTTTTTACATATTGAGAAAATTCAGTGTAAGAAGCCTGATCTGGGAAGGCGTTTCTAAGCAACAGCTTTTGATTGTCAGACTTAAAGATTTGTTTGCTAAAGTCGCCGCCTTTGAAGTTACCAAGTCGGTTGTTAACGTTGGCCATCACGCCAAGACGAAACGCCTCTTTCTCGTCAGAGTTAAGTTTCTTGATCTTGGATGCGGCTTCTGCTGGGTCAAGTTTTTGATAGTCCTCGCCCATCTTAAAAGCGTTCTTAATGCGTTCAGCATCTGCAAACTCTGCATTGGCTTTTTTGTATTCAGGGTTAAGTGACTTGATGAGATCATTGAACTCATTTTTAACCTTGACCACATCACCGCCATAGCCTGTCATTTTTTTAGTAAGCGGGTCGGTTTCAGCATCAACAATACGATCAAGACCTATTTTGATCTGGTGCAAGATGTTAGTCGGAACTGATTGAGCGTTGCGAATTGCACTAAGATCAGGCAAAGTTTGACCAAAAACGCCAGCCCGTTTGACAGCTTCTTGGTAGGCTTTTTGAAACACAGGTCTGTCAACATACTGACGAAACGGCGCAGCACTAATAGCCTTGCTGTAAGCGTCTGGATATGACTGGCTTGCAAGCCGTGCTTGATTTGCGGTCAATGCCTCAAGATACTCAAAACCATTGACGTTTTTAGCCAGCCCCGCTTTTTCAACCAACCCCTTCACAATGTCATTGGGTTGGTCAATAAGACGATTTTCAAGAAAATCTTGAGTCGAACCCTTGGCTTTTGATTGCACCACATACGCGCTATAGGCCAAGTCTTGCAGACTTTTGCCCAAGTCGGCAATCACTGGGTTAGGAACACCAATACGGCGCAACTCATCCAGTGCTTGCTGTGCTTCTGTTGGCGTGAGATTGTCTTTCTTGAGGTAGCTTGCCAGCATCTTGGATGTGGCAGTTTGTTGATCCCCAATACCAGCCGAGTTCAAGACATTCTTAATTAGCGTTCCAGCTTTATCCACAACAATGGGAACAGACCCACCCAGCAAGCCGCCAAAGACGCCGCCAACCGCAGCCGCTGTACCCTCATCTTTTTCGGCAAAACCATAACCAGAAGCTGCACCAGTTGCAGTACCTACTCCAGTGGCACGAGCCGCTTGTCCGGTCAGCGTTGTGCCAGTGACCAAGGCTTGTGCTTCAGGCGCTAGTCTTGCCACCTGTTTAGCTGCCCCAAATGGAACAAGCAAACTACCGCCAATTTCTAAACCAGTTTTTACAATCGGCATGTCTTGGCCGAATTGCTTTTGCTGCTCACGCAACTGATTGCGCTGGCGCTCGTACTCAGGGCCACTAATTGAGCCTGTGCGAAGTGCTGCCTCTAACTCATCAAGCAAGCCAAATGTCACGCCTTGACCTACGGCGCGTGCGCTTTCGGCCACGCCAGAGTAAGGCACGCCAGGGCCAAGGACAGAGGTGAATGCCTGTGGCTGGTCAGCTAGTGGTGCGTCTTTGTAGGACATTATGGTTTTCTCCTTCTTACGCCATCTGGATCAACAAAAACTGTGCCACTTGGGAATTTAGGATTTTTCAAAAAGCTGTTGTATTCGGCTGGCGTAATAATTTGCACATCAAACTGAGGAATAACAATTGGTTGAGGCGCTGAAGGAAACCCTGCATTAGCTCGGCGCTTATCCACTGAACTTGATGCGTTCTCTACACGGCGCGTGTTGATCTCAATCAATCTTTTCATCGCAGAAGCAGCAGCCTCTTTTGATTCTGAGCTTTTAAGTGCTTTCGCTTCGCGCACAGCATCACCTTCAGTTTGTGTTCCCTTGTTCAATCGCAAACTCTCATTCACTAAGTTTTCTACAAACCTGTCGTATTCTTCACGCGCCACCACATCTGGCGCACCTGATCCGACAAGCTGACGCGCTCGAATGCTGGCTAAATCTTTTACGCCAAACTTAATATCACCCGACTTGATTCTGTTGATGTATCCATACGCATCTGTAGCGATGTTAGTGGCCGCACTTGCAGCGGAGTAATCTGCTTCTTCTTCTTTTGCAAGATAGGATGGCAATGGTTTGTTTTTAGCTGCTTCCGCTTTGCGTGCGGCTTCTGCCGTTTTCATGTCTTGCTGGAACGCCAAATTCTGTGCTGCCAAGTTTTGATTGCCTTGTTGAATCAAAAGAGCTTGGCGAGAGTTCTCAAGCCCTTGTGAACGCAAACCAGCCAGTATTTCTTGATTAGATTTAATCTGATCTTGGTTCTGCTGGAATTGCTGCGCTCTTTGAGTCATTTCAGCCAACTCTTTAACCCTTACATCAACTTTTTCAGGGTCAAGAACACCATCCGCAAACGACTTGGAAAGTTGCTTGGCATAAGTCTGCACATTTTTTGGGATGGTTTCATCCAAAGTAAAAGCGGCAAATGGATCAACTTCTGTTGTTCCTGTTGCACCAAGTTTGCGAAGGTCGGGTAAGATTTTTGCCTGTGCGCTAATTGCCGCCATGCCTTGCGGGAATGTTTTAAGTTGGTCAACAACCTGTTGGTTAAGCGTCCCATCAGGATTGCGAATCTGGCCTACCAGATTATTAGCCAGTTGCTCCAGTCCCTTGGCTTGCATACCTTGACCACGTTGGGTCAGGTAATCTTCAGTCTTGAGAGTGTTAAGTTGTCGCTCTTGCGCCAGTTGCCCAGCCTTATCCTTTTCCATTGTCAGCATCATTGCGCCCTGACCATCACCAGATTGGCGCAGCATCTGAATGCCACGGTCAAAAGTAGATAGGTCATTGGGGTCAAGCTGACCCGCTATCTGCTGGCGCATTGTGATGCGCTGCAACTCAGGGTCTTGCCCACCCAGAGCGCCGCCGATAGCACCAGCCAATCCAGAAGCACCGCGCCCAATGGCGTAGTTGGCTTGCTGGAACGGGTCGAGCCTAGCGTACTGCAACGCTTGCGCGTCCATACGGTCTTGCTGCGCTCGCTGGTAAGACTCCGGCGTTATGCCGAAAAGGGATTGAACGATTTCTGCCATGATTTACCCCTTAAGTCCAATAACCTGGGTTTGAATATTCACCCGTTGCGTTTGGGTTACCAGCAGGATAAGCGGCAATATCAGCAGCAACGTTTGATCCCCCAAATAGGTTACTCACGCCTCGGCCAAACGCCGGATTTTGACCGGCTTGAGTCAGCGCAGTAGCAAACGGGTTGTAGGCATTGGCCGCAAAGTTAGACCCTGCCGCAGCTATACCACCAGAGTACAAAGACTGCGCCCCACTTGGGTTGGCTACTTTAGCGCCTATCCCTGATCCAATATCCAAAGACTGCTGACCCAAAGCCTCAAGCTGCTTCATCTGCGCCAGATAAGCCTCGTATGGGCCAAGTGCCGCTGCCTGGCCTTGATAGCCTTGCGTGAGCAAGTTGCCACCAGTGCCTAACAGACCAGCACCAAACCGCGCCTGATCCATACCGCCTTGCGTGGCCTGAGTAGCTAGTAGTGCATCTTGTTGGGCAATGGCGTTGTAATAGGCTTCTAGCTCTGGGCTAGCTGCACCCAGACCCGCTGCGCCGCTAGGACGAGCACCTGTAGCCCCAACAGACAGACCGCCACGGCCAGTTTGGAACAAGCGGTTTTGCAGTTGCGCCATCTCACGCTCACGGCTAGGGGCTAGCAAGTTCTGTTGTCCGGCCATGTACTTTGCCGCTGCTTGCTCTGGTGATTCAGCAAGGTACTGCTGACCCAAGCCAAACAGACCCTGAGCGCCTTGCTGCAAGGGGGCAAACTGCTGCTGTGCCATTTCAGCTTGAGACAGACCGCCGCCAGTCAAACCCATCAAACGGTCTTGATAGGCTCTAAGTTCTGGCGACACTTCGTAACCAGCCCCGATAACCCGACCATTTGCATCAGTCTGAAACTGCGACTGACCAAAGCGGGTTGTGATGCCTACTGGCCTAAAACGCGCTTCGTCAGCCGCAATTTGCGCGGCTTTAAGTTGCGCGTTGGCTTGTGTTTTGGCTGCGCTTTTAGCGGCATTACCTTGAATCAAGCCGCCAAGTAAACTAGCCCCCGCCGTGATAAATGCTGGCATATCAAACTCCAATCAAAATTTCGTCCACTTTCGACGGGTCTTTCTCGTCAGTGGCGTGAATACAAAACCAAACGCAATCCGTGATCGCCTTGACGCCGTGCGTCATCCCAGCCTTAATTTCAATGCAAGCTGGCGCGTCAACAATGTCAATCTCTGTGCCTCGCAAAACCGCAACCTTGCCCTTGGCAAGAATCGACAGATGGCTAAAGTCATGCGTGTGCTTCAGGATGGCTGTGCCAGCCGCAAATGCGGTTTCTTTGGCGTACAGCCCATCGCTAAAGTGGTGGGAAATCATGTTTATTTAACGGAACACTGCAATGGCAATTGCAAATGAATCTTGCGCTGATCCAGCAGACGCGGCAGAGACCCTAATCCGAAGAGACCCAGCAGCGTATGCGTCAGAATAAGTTGCAGAGTTATACGGCATCACAAAGTAACCGTCCGAAGATACAGTAGGTCTCATTGCAGTCCCGCTAAAAGTATAATTTTCATCGGGCAATGCGGTTGTAAATGTAATTGTGTAATCGCCGGTTGCATTCTTAAAAACACTGGCTACGTTTGCACTAGCTCGAATTGTTTGGTTGGTTCCTATTGTGCCTGTACCGTTAAAGTTCACCCAAGCCCGTGCAGAGTAACTTGGCGCAGAGCCAGAAGCAGTGGTCAGCTTTGTTGCTGTGGCTGCATTGCCTGTAATATCAATGCCCCATGTACCTGACGCCCCTGTTCCGGTTTTGGTAGGTGCATCGTCTGCAATCTGATCGACGACAAAGGCGGTCGTAGCCACTTGCGTGGTGTTGGTATTTAGCGCCGCTGTAGGCGCTATGGGTGTGCCGGTCAGCGTTGGGCTAGTCAACGACTTGTTTGTGAGCGTAGCAGTTGCCGTACGCTCGGCGGTGATGGCCGCTGAATCTGCCGCTTGCACAAACGCAGTTGTAGCCAAAGCAGTAGTGGTGTCGCCTGCGGTTTGCGTTACCCCAGTCGTGCCTGTAGGCAGCGCTGGCGTACCCGTAAAAGTAGGGCTAGCCAAGTCAGCCTTGGTTGCAATGGCCACCGAAATGTTGACAAACTCGGTGTTAATCTCCGTACCTTTGACGATCTTTAGCGGGTCGCCAGAAGTCAGCGCGTCTTTGGTGGCGAAGTTTGTGCTTTGTGTGTAATTACTCATACTGTCTTCCCGTCTTTTGATTGGATTTCAATCCGCTGAATTGACAGCGCCGAACCATTGATATTTGTCTCGTAGCCTGTTTGCACGATTTTACCGCTTCCGCTTGCTGACACGCTCAAAGTTTGCAAAGCAACACCGTTAGCGTATTGGGCAATAACCGTGGCATTTGCGCCGTACTCAGCAATTCCGTACTCAGAAACCGCTTGAGTTGGAATTTGTACATTGTTTGCAAGATAGTTGGTGCTGAAGTCAAAGCCCCACTTAATTGTTACAAACTGGTTTGTGCCGCCGATCACAACCACTTTCAGTCGCTTTAGCAGCGAGGTAACATTGGCATTGCCTAGATCAGCGTGGTTGGTATAGTAAAGCAACCGATATGCCGAAGTGTCATCTTGTGAGCCAGTGTACTTCGCGATATAGCTTGTCTTACCCAGCAGTAGATCACCATTGCGCCTTGAAAGCAACGCTGTTGGCTCGATTGAGTCCCAAGTGGTGACCCTGAACGATCCATCTTGCAATTGTCCACGGGTGTCAAAACAAAATACCTCTTTGACAAAAGGCAGGGTTATCAAGTAAAACGCCTCTGTTTCAGAGTAAACCGACTTGATGTTTGCCAGTGTCTCGCCAGCAATAATGCTCATGAAGTCACTTCGCACGTTCTTAGACAGATCGCCAATCGGCACTGACTTCTCAATCACAGTCCGCGCAAATGATCTCACGCCGGAATTAGACAAAAACAAAACATCCTTGCCAGTGCTTTGGATAGAGTCTCTGGCAATGCAGCCAATACCCGCCACAGTGTCTGCCAGTGTGATTGTTGCGGGTGTAGTTGCACCCGAATAAACCAGAATCTGGCGCTGACCAAAGATGATCAGGAAGTTGTTGTGCGCTGCCAAGCCAGTAATGTTGTCCGCGCCATTAGGCCAAACTAGGTTGACATTCAACGAACCCGCAGTACCCGTTGACCAAACATGACCAGCAAGCAGATCAGAGAAAAAGACCGTGGTGTTGTCGGTTGCCGTATCTGCTACCCACAAGCGGCCATAGGCGCTGATGGCGATGTTGCCCGAAGGTACAGTGCCAACGTAGCCAGTTTTCTCACTAACGCGCCTGAAGGTCGTTGTGCTGACAGCAGGGTCAAAGATCAGCGGGTCATGGCCCGTCTGAAAGAAGTAAGTGATGCCGTTTAGTGAGGCGCAAGACCAGTTATCGGCCGTGATGGTGGGTGCTGTGCCGCCGCCACCATAAGTCAATTCGACCACGGCATTGCTGCTGTCTAGCTTAAAGAGTTTATTGTTGCCAGCAAAGAGGATTGTCAGAGTACCGTCAGTCTGCACCAGTTCGTGGATTACAGCAGGAGCATTTGCGCCCAAAGCACCAGCAGACGAGTTAACCCGCGCCCATCCTTTGCGTGAGCCGATACGCCCGTACTGGTCAATCACGCAATTTGTAGCAACCAAGGCAAAGCCAGCCGCCAAGTCCAAAGGCGAGTCTTGCGTGTTCAGGCCAAAGAATCCTGGCGCTGAAATGCTGGCAGTCTGGAGTGCTTGGCTCATACCGCTAAAAACTCTTGGTTCTCTGGATAGCGAGTGCCTTCCAGTGCAATTTGGTCAGCCAACATGCCCCGATAAAGCTGATACGCTTCGGAGGAACTCAGACCGCCATCCTCGCCACGCTCCACCAGCGCGCGGGCGTAGGCGTTTTGCACCACCAGAGAGTCAGGGACAAGCACAGATGTGCTATCAGATGCCAATGTAGCTTGGGGCACTGTCAACGAAAACGGGATGTTGAAGACCCCATCAGGTCGCGGATACAGCACCACCTTCGTGTCGCCACTGCCGTCCACACCATCAAAAGCGTAATACTGAGGAATCCCGTTTGTCGTTGGAACAAGGTTTTGATAACGGTTCATCTCCACAAAACTGATGTTTTGCAGACCGATGTTTGATGTGGTGTTGATTGCATCTTGCACTTGGAACTTCTGACCAGCACCCGTCATGGAATATACGTAGGTCGCGGCCACCGTGGTAATGGTGACTGTCTGACCCAGCACGTTCCAGCTAAAGGCATCCTCAATCTGGCGCTTGGCATCGTTGACAAACAAGCCGATCAGAGTTGAATAGCTTGTCTCATTGTTTGTCGAAACTTGCGTTTCGCGCAAGCGGATCAGAACATTGTTTATCAGTTGTAGGTAGGTCATATTCTTTGCGCTCCTTCAACCTCAAAGGTTGCTATAAAACTGAATGTACTCGCCGCTTGCGTAGTAATTTGAATCTTGTCGCCTTCTTCTAAAACAATGTAAGCAGCGCCATCAAACTGAAGGTACTCCTTTGAAGTAAAGTCGTAAGCAGTAAGAATGTCATAAGTAGTCGCAGTGCTTGCGTCATACCAAGCCACGGTGATGTGCTTTGTTGATCCACCAGTGTTGTGGATGTACATCACCGTAAATTTGGCGTAATAGCCCGTTGGCACTGTGTAGACAGTGGTTAAAACCGCAGCAGCAGGGTTAACTCCAACGGATGATGGTCTCATTTGTTCCTCTTAGAAATAGCTTTGGCTTTAGCCTTTGCGTCTTCCTTGGACGTTGCGCCCCAAGCTCTAAGAGAAAGTAAAAGTCGGGTAGGCTTTCCATCTTTCATCTCAGCGCCAGGCATATTGCCCATTCGTGCTAAAAAGGATGCCCTGCGAGGGTTGTCTCCCGACTTCACTGGGGCTTTGAGATTGCCACCAGTCTCAGCATTATAAGACGAACGACCCTTTGCGTTCAAGCCCCCCGTCTTGGCTTGGCCTTCTTTTCGTTGCCAAGCTGGCGTTTTCATTTCTTTGCCTTCTTGGGTGGCGTATGCGTAAGGTTGCGGCTTTTTGCAGTGTGCTTCACACCCGTCATCAAAACGCCGCCTTCTTTGTGAATCGGCCCTTTGTAGACTTTGCCGTCAGGCAAATAGTGTGCGGCAGCTTTGCTCATTTCTTAGGCTTCTTAGCTGTCTTAGCCGCCTTTTTAAAGTCGGCAGCGGTAGGCGCAGCCTTAGAGCCAACCTTGTTCATCTTCTCGCCAGAGCCAGCCTTAATTCGCGCCTGCTTTGCGTTGATATTGGCATAGAGTCCTGGTTTCATTTCTTTTTCACCTTGGCTTGTGACAGCGCAATAGCCACTGCCTGTTTGGGGTTTTTGACCACAGGGCCACCCTTGCCAAAGTGCAAGCTACCAGCCTTGTACTCACGCATGACCTTGCTGATCTTCTTTTCGGTTTTGGTTTTCATACCAACTCAGTCACAGAAAACGTAGACGCAGCCACTGTCGCATCTTTAATAACAGCAATTTTTTGGCCTGGACTGACCCGAACAATCTCAGAAAAGTTATTCGGCATCATTGGCGACGTTGTAATGCTGGCCGTTGGATTTGTACCAATTTGAAAATGGCAATGACCCAATGAGCAAGACAGCCGAACCATCGTCGTGGACGCGCCAAATGCAGTCGATTGAACGCTGGAATTGCTAACCGTAAACACCTGAGCCGTACCCAAACTAGGGACGCCAAGCGCAACATTGTTGGGGTCAAGTTGAAAGATTGACATTACTTGCCTCGTTTAGCTTTAGTTGCCATGTTGGTTGCAGTGCGCTGGCCGCGCTTAGGCATAGCTTTTGGCTTGGCAATGGCAACCATAATGGCGACAGGCATTGCTTTTTTCCCAGACATTTTTGGTGATTTACCGTACATGATTTATCCTTCAACAGTTACTTTACGAGGCCGACCCATTTTCTTAACTGGTGCAATCATGGGCAAAGGTTTGATTTCAGGCTCAACTTGTACGTGTTCATCCAGACGCACATAGCCCTGATGCCCACGCATCGAGTCAATGTCCACTGGCTGAGTAAAAGTCACAGTGTTGCCGGATTGCAAACAGCGAAAAGTTGCCATGATTACCCTAAAAAGGGGGCCGAAGCCCCCCGTTTAAACGATGCGAGCAATGACTAAATCAACAGTCGTTGACGCCAAGTTAACCGCAGCGCCAGTCGTGTTGGTCGTTGCGATAGTGACAGTGCCAGCAGCGGAAACATAAGCACGGCGAACAAGCCCTGCCTCGCTAACGGCAGCAGACATGCCGATGACCATATCGCCCAAGACAACGCCAGGGACGGCTACGGTGTCAGTTCCAGCGGCTTGATCCGCTACGGAAGCAGAATCGAGGGTACAAGTCACAACCCATGTGTCACTGAAGACGCCACGGAATTGATCATTGCCCTGTCGGGATGTAATTGCGGTTGCAGCAGCCATTTTCTAACTCCTTAAAAATAATGCCCCCCATTTCTGGGGGGCTTGGGGTTAGGCTGGCACTGCCAACGCAAAAGCGCTAGAAGACAGAGCTGCACCAGTTGTAGCGGCTGCACGAAGTGCGGCAACGCCATACAGGGTATCGCTTGTAAACAAAGTGGCAAGGTAATCTTGCTTGTACTGAGTTTGCGAACGGATACCAATTTGCTCTACCAGAACCATAGCGTCTTTGTGACCCATCAAGCAGATACGATCTGTTGCAGTGTTACCAGCGCCAGTATCAGCATTGCTCGATGTAAACACGGGGATGCCGTACAGGTTGCCGATTTCACCATTGCGGATTGCATTGCCATTACCCACAAAAGCCTGTTCTGTGTAACGGGCAAGACCCATCAACGTATTACGGCTTGAAGGAGGAATGATAAAGAAGCGACCATCCATAGGAGTGTCGTTGTCATCCAAACGCTGAATGGTTCTGCGAATGGCAGCATCTGTCAAAGCACTTGCATTTGACGAAGAACTGTTATAGACAGTCGTACCATCGCCACCGATGAAGGCTTTAGTGCTTGAAGCAGAAGTCGCATAGTCGTTAGTGCCAACAGTAGCACCATTGAATGCACGACCCAGTTGGATCAAGCTAGTGTCTACTTGCTTGGCAAGCGCATAGCCAGCGTCAGCAGTGTAGAACTGGCGCAAGCTGTTCAGGGCTTGTGCTTCAACGATGTCCTCAATGAAACGTGAATATTCAAAGTGCTTGTTGATAGACACTTGAATTTCTGTCTCAGTATCGGCAATCAGGGTAACGGCAGTAGATGCTGCTTTTGCTGAAGCTGAACCACGGGTAGGTGCAGGAATGTGAACCACATCGCCCTTCTTACCTTTGAAGTTCATTTTCATAACGATGTTAGCCAGAACAAGATTTTTCTTGTAGGCGGCGATGATTTCATCACTCCAAATTTCGGGGATGAAAGTTGCTGCGGTGGTTACTGTTACCGCTGGGGTGGGATATGCCATGTTAATTCTCCAGTTAAATTATCGAACACGACCTTCGGCATACGCTGTGAGTATTTCATCGTTCAGCGCTTCGTAGCGCGAAGGGTCAGTCATTTTGAGACGAATAAGGTCAGCCCGTCGATAAACCCGTTTTGAACTCTCGCCAGAGCCACCAACATCAACTTGCGCTGCTTTCATGCTCTTTGCCCTAGTAGCGTCAGACGCTTTTTCGGACTGTTGGGCTTTCACGCCGCGCAATTCTTTGTAAGTGGACAACAATTCATTAGCCGAATCATAGTCAAAGTCACCATCTGCTTTTGCATAGAGTCCCAGCCGAATAGGTGAAGATTTCACCCACTCTTGAAACCCAGTATCGTTGACCACTTGAGAGTAGTCAGGATGCTCTTGCGTTAGCTTTTGCTGAATCTGCATCTTTTTGAAATCTTGACCCGCTTGTCGGGCCGCGAGAACATCTGGATGCCTATCAATCGTCGTTTGAACTGCTTTTTGAGGATTCTCAAAAAAGTCAACTTCCGGTTCAACCTCTACTTGTTGCTGCTTAGAACTGAGGTTTTGCTTGAGCAACTCGTCAGCGAGTTTACGGACTTCGCCCACTTCTTGGGCTTGCTTGCCAATTAGCTTTTCAGCCTCTTGGTGCATCCGTACAACTTCTTCCAAACTTTTAGCCCTGTACTTGTCAGGAAGTTCAGCAGATTTTTTTTCCTCGATTTCAAGTTCACCTAGCGGCTCTTGTTCGTCATCAATCAACATATTTTTTTCCTGCCAAAACGGTTGTAGGATAATTCAACTCGGCTTTCGCTTATGAGTTGGCTTTACGCTCTGCGCTTAACCTTTCTCGGTGCTTTCTCTCGAACCTTCCATGCGATGATGGAAACGTCCCAGACCACCCTTCTAAGTTAAACGACGGAGCGCTTATGACACGGGTGGCGAACCCCCCGCATCTGCACAGCACACTAGAAGTCTCATAAACCTCTAGCGCCTCTGTGCGTTGTCCGCAATCGCAGACAAATTCATACATTCTTTTCATTCAAGTCCTCGTATGCTCGTTCGCTGACGCTTTTAAGCGTTTGTAGCCAAATAAGGATAGAAATCTCGCCTTTGCGGAATTGTAGACTTTTTTCGTCCGCAATGGTAGCGACATTGTTTAACGGGATGAGCATGTTGTCAACATCCTCCATCAAGTCAGCCCAGCCTTGGCGGGAGAACAGGTCAAACCGATCCTCATAATATTTTTGAAGTTCTTGATTCACTGTTTGCTCCTAGCTAACATGGTTGCGGCGATTTGAAGCATTGCCTTTGCTTGGTCAAGGTCTTCAGGCTGGGTGGCCCATCCAACCGTAATCTGCCCAACAAAGCGTCCTGGCTCTGGCGGGACACTAATACGGCATGTATAGGCGACTCCTCTGGCAATATACCAAAGCCCCATTTCTGATTGGGCTGACTTGTATTCGCCGCAAGGTATCTCACTTGCCATCAGTTTGACCACATCAGCGTTATTTGCCGCATTCTGGGTAAAAAGCCCAACATCTAGGCCGTCATTGGTCTTGTCCCTGCCGTTTTTGCCATAGGCGCGATACAGGATGCGCGTGCCGAACATGCTGTTGACCTTGAACACCGCTACCACCAGGGCGCCAGATTGCTTAAAAAGGTGGGCGGCTGCGTCCTCGACCCGATCTTCAGCGATTGTGGGTATCTTTTTAGATTCCTTGTAAGCCCCTATCAAAAGCTCTTGGTTTGTATATACAAAATACCCAGAAAAGGTTAAAACCGCCATAAGCACCATTGCAAACAGCCTAAAAGGGCTGGATACATAGGCCAGAATTTTGTCAACCAGTGCAAGACGCTCATCTGCCATATCTCACCCGCGCTGCTCAAGAATGCCAAAGGTGAAATACCCAATAAACCCAAGAATTGCAAAGAGGACAAGCGCTACCAGCACGATCTCAACGACCTCATCGACTTCTTTCTTGCGCTTTTCAGCAGCCTCACGCTCACGCCGTGCATCATGTGCAGATTCGACATCCATTGCCGCTGCGCGGGACTTAATCTTGTTCCAGACATCTACCTTGCCGGACTGCATAAACAGCAGTTGCAACTCGTCCTCAAACCGCTTTGCCTGATCCAGAGCCATCTCGATCTGGATGGCCGTACCCATTGAGGACTTGGACTTCTTGGCGGCAACAACAGCCTTGGTAGCCGCGCTTTTAGCGTCAAAATATTTACCCAACACAGGGCCGAGAGACGATACATCGTCAACAGTCTTGCTGACCTTTTTAATCAGTGCGACTGCTGCCTGTATGCCTGCGAGGGCCGTTAGTGGATCAATAATTTTCGGCCTCCACTACTTTCTTAGGTTCAGGTTTACCTTTTTCCCGCCACTGGAGACACCAGACCTCTTTGCGGTCAGACGACCACGACCAGCGCACGCACTCAAAGACTGGCGCAGGCGCTTGTAACGTTGGCGGTGGTGGTGGCAGCGCGTCCATCAGCGCAGCTTGAAGTGATCCCAAAAAGCCGCAGCCGCCACGAACAGACCGCCTAGCCATAGCAAAGGTTTGGCTAATTTGCTAAGTGTCTCTAGCACTTTGAACGCGCCTTGGGCAGCGCTGAAAGCAGCAGTCACATCCTTGGTGCTTTCGGTCAGGGCGTCCACCTTAACCTCGACAGCCACCAGGCGGTCGTAGATTTCTCGGTGGGTGATGTCTTGGGTCATGGTGCTGGCGCCGGTGGGGGGACTTGAGCTTCTGCCTGTTCTTTAATCTTGACGATAAGGGGCCACACACCGCTGGACGATGGCAATGCCCCAAGCGTTTGCAGGACAAAGTTAATCTCGTTAACTTCAAGTTCCAGCTTCATGCTGCGCCCCAAGGCATGCCGTCAAGCACAGCAGGAGCAGCCAAGGCAGCAAGCTGTGTGTCGAGTGAGGCTTCCATTGCTGTCAAGTCCAAAGCCGTGCCAAGCCACGCAAGCACATTGGCTTCAGTGACATCGGCAAACGGAATCACTGTGTCGCCAGCAGTCAGGCCCACAGAGCCATAGCTGGATGCTGTGTGTTCACCAGATGTCTTGGATGCGCTCCAGTGAACTGTGGTGATGATGCCTGTTGAGGCTTCGCGGTTTAGTTGGTTGATAGTGAGTTGCATGATGGTTCCTTAGATTGAAGTGATGGTCTGCCAAGCAGAACCGGAATAAACACAGAGTTTTGCAAGTGTTGTGTCAAAGACCATCAAACCAGCAGCAGGAGAGGCAATGGCGTTCTTCTGTGTGGTTGTCATGTTGGGCATTCTCACGCCCTTGGTGGTGCTTTGTGCGTCTAGGATGGCTGAGGCAGAGGGCGAACTCGTCCCAATACCCACATTGCCGCCAGATGTAATCCGCAACTGTTCTGCCGCAGAACCAGATTGTCCAGTTCCAAACGAAAGAGCGCCAAGCCCTGTAGTGCCTTCTGTGGAGCTAAGAATAAAACTGTGAACCCCGACTGGCCCTGGAGTAGCGTCCGATGTATAAAACTCAATTCGACCAGTTTGTTGGCTGGCTCCAGAGGAAATATCTGAATCTGAAAAACGCAGCGTATTGTTAGAAGCACCCCCGTCGTTATTCCCAGAAATTTCTAATTTGGTATTAGGTACACTAGTCCCAATACCTACATTACCATCACTACCCTGCACAAACAGCGCATGAGTGTTGGTGTCGCTTTCAACACGGAAGTCGTAGTCACCGCCATCTTCGTTAAACACAGTTCCAACACTACCAGACAGCCTCATCAACTCTACACTAACGCCTGCCGCAGAAACGGCAAATTCTGCTCTACTGGTCGGGGTGGCTGTGTCGTCTGATGTTGTTGCTATATCAAATACTTCAATATCAGAAGCGTTAAATACGCTGAAATGCCCAATGTCTGTGGTTCCAGCAAAACTGCCTTTTAATCGCAAACTGGCTCTGGTTGTTCCGGCAATCTGAGCGATTACGCCTCCAGTACCAGAGACATCCAATTTATTCGTTGGCGTAACACCTATACCTACGTTACCAGAGCTATTAATTCTCATAACCTCCGCACCGCCCTCAGTAAAGGCAATGGTGTCAGCGGCAGGGAAGAAGATGCCGGTGTTGGTGTCGCCTGTGGTGGTGATGGCTGGTAATGCCGCTGTGCCAGCAGAGAATGTAGCTACACCGCTTACAGACAGTTCAGTGAAGTTACCCGCTGCACCGCCCTCAACCCGCTGCCAAATTGTGCCGTTGAAGGTAGCCCAGTCACCTACACCCCAGTTGCTGACGCCGTTCAGGGTTGTACTACCCGCAACCGACACGATGTAGAAGGTATTAGCCGTGCCAACGCCAGATGCCAGTGTCGGTGTATTGGTGCTTGCGTTCCAAGTGCCTTTGTAGACCAGCGCCGATGAGATCAGATCGATCTGGTCTTGCAGGCTGGTCAATGTGTCTAGCACGCCTTGACTTGTACCGCCGCCATTGGTGATGACTTTGATCTGCTCTGCCAACTCAGGGGCAACCACCTCGCCCACATTAAGCAACCGTCCAGACGAAAGACTGATGATCAGGCTACCGTCAAAGTCGATATAAGCATCGCTGACAGAAACGCCATCTTGACCATCAATGCCGTCGCTTCCGTTCAGGCCATCAACGCCGCGAAGCCCAGCAACGCCGTCTTTGCCGTTGCGTCCGTCCTTGCCGTCACGCCCATCCTTGCCGTCAATACCGTTGCGGCCATCTTTGATGGTAGACACTCGCTTTTCAATCACCGTGGTTACGCCATCGTATTTTTCACGGATGTCAGAGTCGATCTTCTTGAGGGCTTGGATTACCAACTGCACATTCTCAGCGGCCTTGCGCTGTTGCATTGCCTTGACCTCCGAAACGGAGTTGCTTACCGACTTAAACAGATTGTCTGCAATGCCGTCTACTGACGCATCATCAAAAATTTTATCGATTGCCATTTGTAAGCTCCGTGTTCAAATTTTCAAGGAAGTCGTTTTCCAAATCCACAACATTGCTCTTGGCGTTATTCATTTGCAACTCAACAATTTTAGACTTGTTCTTAATGTCCGCCTCTTTAAGCATCAACTCAGCAATCTTGACCCGCTTGTCAAATTCATTGCTTTCGTTGCCAGATGGAAGATTCTTAGTTGCCGAGGCCAGCACCTTGGCTTGAACCTCTTGCGGCATAAGCTGCGTTTCCACCGATAACTTCTGAGCTTCTGCCCGATTCTGCTCGGCCTGAGTCGTGCTGACCGCAATCTGAGCCTGTGCCGCTTGCAGTGCCAGTTGCTGCTGGGCTTGCTCCAGTTGCTGCGCCTCTGGGTTGGGCTGGCTCATCTGATCCAATGCCGCAATCATTTCATACCTGTTAGACAGGCTGGAATTGGCAAAAATGCCCTTCAGAATAATCGGTAGCACTGGTGTATTCGGGCCAAGCGTCTGCAACAGACCCACAAACTGCTGCTGTTCGTACTCCCGCGCAATGATGCCTAGCGTGGCCGTCGGGATAAACCGCATATCCACCGATGGATAGCGTTCTGGGTCGAACTGCATGAAGCGAAACGCCGCCTTCTGGATGAACGGGATCAAGAAATCCTCTTGGAAGTTCACCAGTGTGCGTTTGTACTTCTTGATGATGGTGGCAACCGCCATTGACATGCCAGCGCCGTCCCGATTGCCTTGGCTGACCATGCCTTGGCCGTCCATCGTGCCAGTGGCTTGGAGCAACATGCGCTCAAACTCTTTGGCCGTGTTCAGATTGTTAAGACTTGTCTCGCCAAACTTGAACGGGTACAAAATCTCAGATGGATTGCCGTTGACCAAGAACGCTTTGCCAGGTTTCACCTCAAACTTAGCGCCCCGTGGCAGTCGAGAAGCGTCCAAACCAATCATTGGTGAGGTGGTCAGCGCCAGTGAGTCCAGATGGCTACGAACTTGCGCGTCGATGGCCTTCTGCATGTTGTAGGACTTCTCCACCGTACCCCTGCCCAGCAGTCGATTCGGAACAGTATCGTCTTGATAAGACAGAACTGGCCTGTCTTTCATCATGTACGGGTTTTCTTCAGCTTTTAGCAGCAAACCCTCGTTGGCAATCACGACAATGGCTTCAACCATATCGCTATAATCTTCTGCAACCGAGTCGTCGGGAAATAACTCCTCAACTTCCACGTCTTTCTCGGTCAGGTACTCCCTTGGCACAAGGCCGTAGTACGTCAATAATCTGACCTTGCCATCCCGATATTGGCTGACCTCTTGGGTCGGCTCAAGATCAGTGTCTTCATCGCCCGTGGTGATGTTCACCTTGCGGTAGATGCCCTTCTCAATGCCTTCCACGACCTTGTGGATGCTGACAAACTTCTCAATCGCCACGCCCATGCAGTCATCAATGCTTGTGCCATTGGGGTCAAACAAGAAATTCTTAGGGTTGACCGGCATGATCTTCACCGCAATGCGGCTTTTCTCCACCACACCAATGGCCGCTTGCCCCATCTGGCCTGGAATCGGCTGGGTGGCTGGCTCAAAGATTTTCTCCGTCTTCACGACGATCTCGCCAATGCCCGTGCCATAGATTTCAGCCATCAACTCGATCTGGTCGATAGCTTTTCTAATCTTGTCCTGCTTAAAGTCTTCCATCATCTGGGCTTTGAGCGCCTCGACATCCAACGGGTTGCCGTTGACATCTTTGAGATCGTCTTCAATGTCAAAGAACTCGCCCTGACCAAAGATCGCTTCCATGATCTCAGCATGGCGGGTTTCCACCGCTTGCTGGGTGGCAGGAGTCACGATTCTGCTGCGCTCAGACTCTCGCGTCTTGTCCTCGGCAGCCCATTCGCCACGAAAGATGCGCTCATATTCTAGGTAGTTCGGGAGAAAGTTCGTATCACGCCAGTCGCGCCAGCGGTCACAGTGGTCAATGACGAAAGAGGTTAGCTCTTTGTCGTTTTCTGTTGGTTCGTCGAACTCATTTTGATCCATAGCGTTACCTCGTTGTGTCGGCTATTGTATTGCCAAAGGGGTCTGTGTACATGGGGCTTGCCAACAGGTCAGGGGCTGCTGCACCCATCGTGGCCGCAACCGCTGCACTTCTGCGAAACGGGTCAAAGGCTGCAAAGCGGGATCTAATTTGATCGGGGTTAATAATTGCAATTTCGTTTATTGATTTGTCAAGAGAGTCTTGCAAAATCATTGCATCAATTGTTTTGTTGGTATCTGGAGCATTGGTGGCACTATAACGACCCTGAGCATTTGGCAACAGACTCAATGGGTTTTCCATCCTTAGATTTACAGGGTACATCACGCCAGCACCCTCTGGCGCATAGCTACCAGCGTACTCGGCTTTTGGACTAAAAAAACTACCACTTCTAAACGACATATATCCAACGGGTTGATTCTGTGCTTGCCTGTTTTTATACCATTCAAGGGTTTTATCACCCTCAGGTGTACCTCCTTCAGGCATAAATTTTTGAATATCTTTTGATGCTGTCCCATGATAAGCCTCAACATCAAACCCCATCGCCTTTGCCCTCTGCTCTGCCGTATTGCCAGCACGCAAACCAAGGCCACCTTGCTCAACTGGCAATGCAGCACGCTGTTGGGCCAAGTCTAGGGCGGCTTGTTGGGGGGCTTGGGGCGGCATAAAAACCTGCCTTTGCATCGTAGGTGAAACCAGATTCACCGACGAATATTCATCCATGATTTTATAAACATCATCAAGTGATGCTTCAGGCTGCCCTGGTGGCCTACGCCCAAGTCGGTATGCAGTCTTTGCCGCTGCCCGCGAAGATACTTGCCCTTGCAAAACCGGAAAGTCTTGCATTACTTGTGCTTGCAAACTCTCACCAATTTTTTGGCCTCTAAATTTCTCAGGCACTTCTAAGCTAAGAACAGACGCAGAGCCGTCAGGCTTGCTTAGAACTTCAATAGACCCACCGCTATTTGGCTCTGTGTACCTAACCCTAGCTGAACCAGCGCCAAAAATGTCAGAGGCATCTCTTGATGCAACATTAAATTTTGATCCAACATTTTTAATACTCGCCCCAACTGGCAACCCCCTAGTCAATCTCGCCGCAGGCCCAACCCCAGGCGCAAGCGTCAGCGCAGCCTCTAGCGCCTCGGGCCTCATGCGGGTCGTGCCGCCAAGGCCACCAGCACCAGTGAACAAGCCTCTGCCTGAAGGGTTGTAGGATAAATTTTCTAAGGTAGACGGAACGCCAGTGCCACGAATGAAAGAGGCTATGCCCTGCATCTGTTGAGTGCGCCTCGGATCGCTCATGTAATCCAATGGCACATTCACAAAGTCAGAGAACAGCCCGAACAGTGGATTTCTAGGCGTTGGCCTAATTTCATCTGCCATCTCACACCCCGCTTATTACATCCATCGGCTCCCACGCATCGTCATCATCTTCTTCGAAATAGCTTGTCACGGCCAATTGGTCGATATATGACAGCGCATCCGGCAAGTCATCATGCACACCCTGCGAGGGAAACATCAGAAGCTGGTCAACAAAGTCTGCCCAGTCTTCTTCGCTGTTCAGGATGACTCGGCCATGCTCAAACCTTCCTTGAAGCGACCAGATGATTCTATCCGCTTTCTTACGATTGCCGTGGGTTAAATCAACAATATGGCTGTAGACATTGTTTTTTCTCATCAAATCACTCAAATACGGCAGAACAGCGTTCTTCAGCGCCCCCCTTTCAATGCCGATACTCAGAGGCCGGTATTCCCGCATTGCCATCAGAATCTTGGAGGCTGTCTCACGGATGTCCCACCTACCATGCTCAATCTCTTTAACCCACCACTTGCCATCCTCCGTTACCTTGACCACCGCAATGGCCGACTCATCCAACCGCTTCTTGGCATTGGCCGCTTGCTTGGCAACTTCTTCAAAGCCAGCCAAGTCCACCGCGACAAAATAGCTGCCATGCTCCGGCTCAACCCCGTATTTGATCCACTCCTCTTTGAACACATCCGCGCCAGCGTTTGAGAACGACGCCATGTATTCTTGTTTGAACGAGAAGCTGGACAGGGTCTTCTTGGCGCTCTCAATCTCCGTTGGGTCGATCAGGGGGTTGTCAGCCGTGGTGAAGTGCCAGGACTTCCAATCTGCGTCCTTCTCATCTTGCCCTAAGTTGTACAAGTCATAGAACCAGTTCCGGCCCTTGGGAGTTCCAATGAACATCGCCCGACCCTTACGGTCTGACAAGGAAGCCCTGATAACCTGTTCCCATGCCTCGGGCTTGATGTCGGCCACCTCGTCCAGCACCGCATAAGTTAAGGAAACGCCGCGCAAGGTGTCTGGCCTGTCAGCGCCACGTACGTATATACGTGCGCCATTGATCAGCGTGATGTCCAGATTATTGACGTGGCTGGACTGGATCACCTCTCGCCCCAGATCAAGCAACAAGTCCCAGATAATCTGCCGCGACTGTCCCATTGTGGGACTGACGTACAGCACCGCCGAGCCTTGTGGACAGCGTAGACCCTCAATGATTAAGGTAGTAGCCGCCAGTCTGGACTTGCCGCACCGCCGTCCGGCTGCGATGACCTTAAACCTAGTCTGGTCTGTATATACATCTTGTTGCCAAGGCAGTAGGCTGAAGTTGAGATCAGACATCCGTAATATCCTCTACAAGCTGGGGAGGCGCACCAAGACCCGTGATGTTGATCGTCACTGCGCTTCTCTGAGACTTGTCTTTTTCAAACATGCTCACCGGAAGCGTCCTGTCCATGCACATCTTTAGCGCGGCCATCTGGCCTGGGTGTTCGTCGTTGAGCGCAATCTGGATCACCTTTTCGGCCACGTCCTTGCCGCCAGAACGAATCATCAACTCCTTCAATTCCTTGATGCGCTGGTGGTCCGTCTTGGGTAGCGTTGCTGGCGGGTTGTCAGCGTAGCGCTGGATTGTCATCTGGACTTCACTTTTTTTCTTAGCCACTTTACCCTTTCGGAGTTTTTGCCATTCTAGCTTTTTCAGAGGGGGGGAGGGTACAACAATATTCACCGCCGACCGCGACCCCCTCCCCCCCCATCAAAAAGTCCAAAATCCTAGGGTTTTCCCGATCCGATGTTCCACAGTGTCCATTATGTTAAATGGACTTTGACTTATCCACAG